AAAAAACCCATTGTATCTAAAAAGTTCGTAAAAAACCCATTGTATCTAAAAAGTTCGTAAAAAACCCATTGTATCTAAAAAGTTCGTAAAAAACCCATTGTATCTAAAAAGTTCGTAAAAAGCCAGGTGTGTCTAAAAAGTTCGTAAAAAGCCAGGTATGTCTAAAAAGTGCGAAAAGGATTTTTGGGCACTTTTTCCTAAAAAGTGCAAAGTGCAGGGCAGTGTAAAACCATCGTATCATTATGGTCTGCCGCATACCACGCAATGTTGTCCTTTTCTGCACACGATTCAATCACTGTCCACACATTCGTCTCCCAGGTCAATTTGTATTGAGACTGGGTACAAAAGTCCGTCAGCACACATTTCGAGTGCTGATAAAATCGTTCTATCAATAGGCGCGGTAGAATAAAGAATCCTCCACAAAATCGCCAATGAATACTATCGACACTGAAGGCATGTCCTTCCGTCCAGCACCCAGGCACTGTCATTTTCTGAAACACTCCGCGGTCGAGTTCTCGTAGCCGTGTGATCACGGTCTCTCGTTGTTTCATAATCTTCATAATACCGAAGTCAATCCACTGGAATGTCTCGACCGCAGGCCATAGTGCTGCTGCTCGTCGTACCAATTCCATCTTGGTATTCATCAGGGCAAAGAACTCTTTTGTATCTTTTTCAGGATTACGACTCGTAGGCAATTCCCTCGTATAGTTTATGGCGATGCGATAGAGCTCACAGTCGGCCAAAGGCAGTCCTACGATAACCACGGTACTAGGAAAGATACGAAACTTGTCAATCATGTGGGGTTCAACAAATACCACCATGGGTAGTCCACTCATACCGAGTTCATAAAAAAGATAGAGATATTCCATAAATTTCTCGGGTTTACCATACAAATCATAATAGCATGTGACCAGCATCTGAAGGGGGTGTACTTTAGTACTGTGTTAAAATAACGCGATAACGATGATAAGAGCCTTAACGAATATTCACCCTCAGTAACAAGAGACACACAGGATGGTCGCCAGCCTCTTGAAAGTCATTTCGTCGGGCATTCAAGACGAGCGTCTAGCGTTCCAGCCAACCCTCTACCCTTTTCAGAAACTCTGGACCAAAGCGGGACGGTTTACCATGAAATGGGAACGCCTCGACTTTGACACTACACCCACATTTGGCAATACGGCCACATTTCGACTGATACGGAAAGGCCACCTAATAACGAGACTGTTTCTGGTGGCACAGATGCCAGATATCTATCGTGTACAGCAGCAGGCCCGAATCGCCGCCAAACTACAGAATCCACAAGCCACGAAGGCGTTCCCGCAGTTCGGCTGGACCAATTCCCTCGGACATGCTCTGGTGCAACAGGCCACCCTTGACATTGCCGCATCGCGGGTCGAAACGCTTGACAGTCGTCTACTGGAAATCCTGGATGAATTCACGACGCCGCTCGAGAAGGTGCCCGCCATCAACCAACTTATCAAGCGACAAGACCATGGTTTTACGGAAACCTCCTTTGGCTGGCCTAATCACACCGCCTATCGACCCACACAGGCCTCTGCACTACAACCTTACCACGAAACGGTGGTGGTTCCCCTCCCCTTCTGGTTTACTCGTGGTGACACTGCTGCAGCCTTACCCATCGATGCCATGACCATGGATGACATCCGCGTCGGTATTACGTTTCGCTCCTTAAATGGTCTGTACTACACGCCGACACAGGTGGCATCTCTGTCCACGGCCGATGGGACCTCCTTGACACCCCTCCAGGGGGCCTCGTTTTATGCCCAGGACCCCATCCTGGTTTCGAATCAGACACCGTTGACGGATACAACAGGTGCACCGCTGCAGATGCCACTGTCACTGCCGCTGGGTGAATGTTACATCATGGCAGAATATGTCTATCTAGACCAGAACGAAGCCAATCGTTTCCGTCTGGCCGACCTACAAATCCCTGTGATCCAGCATTATGCCATGAATCCGTTTGACAGTCGTGGTCTACCGACATCGCGTATCCGTCTCGACATTCCAAATCCTACGCGCGACCTCTTTTTCATGTGCAATCCCGCCAAGGCGCCTTCGTATAACGCCCACTTTTTAGCCACCCGTGACCTCACAGGTACTGTCAATACACTGCCAAGCAATGCTCAATATCCGTGGTGGCCTGATGCACTGGGACTGAGTGCGAGTAAGCCTGCCTTGTACATGCGTCCTGCCTTTGCACTGTCCAATTCCGAGCCACTGTCAGGCTATGAGTTGGATTATCAGGGCTCTCTCGTGCGATTTCGGACGGAGGGTACAGCACTGTTTCGTGCCATTGTCCCGTCCTATGAGCAGCGGAAATCTCCATGGGTGAACCGATACTATTACAACATCCCCCTTGCCATTCAAAATGGGTTCACACCAGGGTCTCGGCCGCAGGGCGAAGCCAATCTTGATAAGATGACGCATCGCGACTTGGTGCTACAGTATCGGGTGGCCAATGGATGGCAGATTCCTCAGTATACGGTCTATGTCTATGCGGAAACGTACAATGTCTTACGCGTCTATGGTGGCAGGGCTGGGTTGATGTTTGCTTACTAAATAATCAAATCGCATGGTAGAACCCCATGCATCATACAATACAGAAGGACATTGCGTTTCGTCTGGTCAAAATGGCCGACATTGGTTACATTACTGCCCTGTATTTTATCGCGGGTATTCTATTGGCGAAACTATGTGATATCATCTTTGATGCACTGTTTGGTGCCCATGATGATATGATGGAAGCCCGCAAGAGTGCCCTTCAACAAATGCTGGAATTGATTGGCATGTTCTGGATCATTGGTATCTTGGCCTATCTTGTACGAAATATCGTCGAGCTTCTTCCATCGCCCTTCGATTCTATCGCGGGGTTGAAACACCTCCAAGTGAGCGATCTGCGAAATGCTCCTGTCTTTATGTTCATCTTTCTACTCTTTCAAGACCATCTGGTGAACAAGATACGATATTATTATGACCATCTGTTTCATACAGATTCTAAAAAAATTGAACATAAATGAAGACAATTGCGGTGATACAAACCTAGAAGTCACCATGCGTATTATCTCGTTTAATGTCAATGGTGTCCGTTCGATGTTGGGCAAAGTTAAGACGGGTGAAAAGACAGGCACGCTTGAGAACAATGTGCTACAGACTCTTATCGAGGAACAACAGCCCGACCTCCTGTGTTTTCAAGAAATTAAAACGCAGTCGGCACAGGACCTGATCAGTCTCCAGGTACACTATCCGCATCTGTATACGACAGTAGCTACAGAGAAAAAAGGATACAGTGGGGTGGCACTCTTATCAAAGACCGCACCTGACCATGTCGAATATGGATTTGACCGCTACGAAGAAGCCATGCTGGGCCTGTATAAAAACAACGATTGGACCAAGGAGGGTCGTCTCATTACCACCTTCTTCCCTACCTGTATCGTGGTCACGGTCTACACGCCGAATGCCAAGCAGAAGCTGGAGCGTTTGGAGGAGCGCCTCAAGTGGGAGGGTGTATTGCGCTGCTATGTGACGCAGCTCCAACTCGAGTTTGACCGACCACTGATACTGTGCGGTGATTTGAATTGTGCATATCAAGACATTGATATATATAATCCAAAGGGCAATGCCAAATCGGCAGGATTTACAAAAGAAGAGCGGGAGGAGTTTGGCCATTTGTTGGCTCAGGGGTTTACGGATTCGTTTCGTCATCTGTATCCAGACACCATAAAATACAGTTATTGGTCCAACTTTCGACAGTCTCGGCAGCGAAACATTGGATGGCGCATTGATTACATCCTTGTCTCCATGGCCTATCAAGACCAGATTCGATGGGCGGACTGTCTGACAGACTACAAGGGGTCGGACCACTGTCCTGTCGTTTTGGAAATTGATGTTTAAGAAATCGATGTTTAACCTAGTCTTTCTGAACTCGAAAATGCATTCCCGCGGCTTTATTGTTGTATCGCGGCAACTCTACTTCCCCCATCCGTCCATGCTCTGAAAAATCAACCACCCCTTGCCAGGCCTCCCCCGTGGTTACCCAGTGGCTTATTTTTTCTTTCAGGGTCTGAAATCCATCGCCATATTCCCGCACATGGGCCTCTTTCAATTGTTTCAAGAGACTGATGCCCTCTTTCAATCGTTCTTCTTTCGTTTTCTCTCGTTTGACCATGTTCTCTCGTGTGACTAGTTATCTACAGTGGAATCATCCTTAGATGGGAAAACGGCACAGTAAGGAGTCCAGGGCTCGTATCATTCTCTGAAAAGACAAAGCAGGCCGTGTCATTTGCAATGTGAAATCCTAGACAGTATTCAATCTTGGTTTGACGGAAACAGAAAGGCAGTGCAAAGGCCTCGGGTCGCATGGTCCCCGCGTGGAATTGAATCACGGAATGGTAATAGACGCGCGGCATCGCGTACTTGACAAAATGCACCACGCACCAGAGCTTGCCGCCATGCTCCACCAGGGGCGATGACCCGCGAAAATGGTTAAACATGGGCGGCGTCTGGTACACAGTATGAATCATGAGTTTTCCCTCCACTACCGCGCCAATCTCTAAGGGACCCCATCCATAGATAAAGTTGAAGTTGCCTGCGCACATGGTATTTGTAACACTGCGTAGGGCAGTCGAGGGCACATAAATCCAGTTCTTCTCGCAGCCCGTGGGACGCGGTGGCACCACGACTCTGATATCGGTCATGGTGGCCTCTGCGGGCCGATAGCGCCCCAGCGTCATTTCGATGGCGCCACTGGTTCCCACGTTCTTGGAAGAAGCCGTGAACCAGAGGTTCTCCTCATGCCAAAACAGGCGCACATCTTCAAGTCCCTCGATATTGCTCGGATACGTGACCACGTCCTCGGTCATCATGGTCACCGCCTCCGTTACTCCATACGCGGTATTCAGATAGGTGTACCCGTTCTTGGTTCTGACATGGCCATCCGCCGCGCCCCCAGGAGCCGTCCGCATGTGGTAGCATCCCTGGGCATCAATAGAGTAATTGACATACCGCGTATTGAGCAGGAATCGCCGCTGCGCGTCATTCGAAAACGGCACGAGACAACAGGAGGACACCTTGTATTCTTCGTGATCCGCCAATCCAAGGCGTGAATAGACGCCGCGATACACGGTACTGGCGAGCGGCTCTACGTAATAATGCAAGTTATCCCACACATTCTGAACATGGTGTGTAATCCCCTTGTTCAAATATGACACAATATCATATAGAGAATCCTGTTTGGTCCGACCATTGACGTAGCAGGCCAGAATGGTGTTCTCATAGGCGAACAGGCCATGGTACACGTGCTCCTCGATAAAAAGCACATCGTCTCGTGGATACGGAATGTCGCGCCCCTTCAAATAATAGTGATAGGACTTGTAGTGCTGAGAGACTTCGCGAAAGTATCGAGTTAGATGATACAGTGGCTCGGCGCGAACAGGGCGGTACTCGAAGGCCTTGTTCATCCACAGTTCCATCTCATGCGGCTTTTTTAAATGCTCGTAGCATTTGCCAATCTGGTAGTAAGAATACCATACTTCTTCGTACCAGCCGCCGAGTTCAATCCGTTTCTGATACAGGGCAATGGATTCCTCGAAGCGCTGGGAATCTTTCAGGCTCTGGGCCAAGTAAAAGTGTGCCCGTTCGTTGCGTGGATTCTCCTGAATCTCCTCGGTTAAGAGGCGTACGTCACGCTCGAACTTATCCGATTTGCAGCCACCGTCGTTTTTGTCGTCAATGTAGAAGACCTCGTAGGGAATCTTCTCTGTCGGGTCTCCTGACCAATATTCGTGGGTCGCCCCCACACACTTCCAGGGATGGGCGCATTTCATAAACCGCGTATTGTAATATTTCAATGTCCCATTGGCCTGAATGACGTTGTAACCGTTGGCCGTCATCACAAAGTCGTTAAATCCCGCGCCGACCACGATGTTCATGTCAGCGTCCACCGCCATGGCGTAGGTTTTCTCTGCGTCCCAGTCGAGTTCGGTACATAGCTGTTGGGCTAATTGAAATGATTTGGAGCGATTGTGACCGAAGGTTTTAAAGGGTTCAACGGCGATTCGAAATGGTTTGCCGAATCCGGTGAGTACCATCTGACAAATGGCCACTGTGTCGTCAGTGGAGCCCGTATCGAGTACCGCAACGGCGTCCACGTGGGAAATGGCATGCTCGATACAACGTGCAATAATTCTCGATTCATTCTTAATCATGAGGAGAAGAATGATACGATTGTGGCGATGCACTTGTAAAGCAAGTGGCTCCACAATCTCATTTTCTTCCATGATTTCCACTTTTACCATGGCAGTCTGCATTACATGTATACACCGCCCTTAAATCCTTATTATGATGCATTTAGTACCATGCACGTACTACCATTCGAACGCTAGAGACGACCACCAGCAATAACACAATCCAACACCACATCGACCCCCATGTATTGTACTTGTAATAACTATACAGACTAAGTATCAATGTACACAGTACGATACCAAGCAGTTCCCAGTGACGTGATATAACGATGGGCCCTAATAAAAATACAAAATAGATAATAAGTCCTACCGTGGTGAGCAGACTGGGTTGTAACCAATTCCATGCCAGATGACCGTGTGATGTTTCATGCATATGATACTGTTGTAAGAGCTGGGCCTTTGTTGTAAATGATACATGTACGATAAAATACACTCCTAGTAGTGCCAGATAGCTAAGAACGGGCACGAGTGGTGTCTTTATAAACGTGAGCAGAGAAGCCACGGGCTGTATGCCGAGTAGAAGTACTGCACTCACGCTGGTATAGAAATTGACAGTGGGATGGGCACCATAGGTCCAAATGATATATTCGATAAGTTGCATACAGACGATAGAACCATAGAAAAACACAGTTGTGGCAGGGATACCACCATAGAAGAAACCTGCTGCAATTGCCAGGATACCTATTACAAATGACTGCATCGATACCTCTGCATTCCAACACATCTATGTAGGGCATGCAAATGATGGCTGGATAATCTTTAGATGGTCATGAAGCCCCTTGATAGGAGATATGTATTGTAACAGTGCAGTATAATCAAAGATGCATTGCTCTATCTTCATGTCTACCAATTGATTCCGCGCATTGTAATAATGAAAAAAGACAACTACAAACCATGATGTACCATTTATGATTTTCTTCTCGAGGGTGATGGTGTGTATTCCAGATGGATAGACAGGATTCTTGACAAAATAGAAGATGATTTTGGTAATAAAGTGAAGCCCGTATGTACGAAGATGGGTTTCAAGTATATGGAGGTATTTAATGTAGGTGTGTACATTTTTTCGATAGGTAAAATGGATACGAAAACTGGCGATTTGCGGTGAAGTCTCCATTTGTATCTGTATAGAAAATGTATGGGTCATGGTCTTAGCCCATTATGGCAAGGCCCATTAGGACTACGTCCATTGTGACAAGGCCCACAGGCTGCATTGGGTGGATAATAGGTCGGTGTAGGATAGGGTTCATGGCAGGCCGACAGTGGTTGGTAGATGGGCATAGAAGGCGGCAATGGCGCACAGTGAACGGGCAGGGGTTGCGAAAAGGTATTGTGGTAGATGTTGATTTTATCCGAATACAGGCACTGTTTTACCAAGCATTTACTGTACATGGTACTCTGTATTATCCGGATGTTTATAATCTACTGCAGAATAGAATGAAGCTTTTTCTCTTCCTACTGTTATGTGTACTGTGTGTACTGTTATTCTATGTGGATAGGATAGCCTTCCACAGAGTACAGGAGACATTTCTTGACAAGACAGCATCAATGATAGTGGTTGCGCCCGAGTTGCAGAAGAAATACACAGCGTTCATCGCCATCTATAATCCTGTCATGGCCAACTGGACCAAGGCCATCGTCTCTTCGATGGGGCTCAATGCACCGCCTGCCGATGCTTCAAAAACGGTGACGAATGCCAAGCCCGTGATACCATCACAGGTAGAGATGAACAAGTACATCGGAACACTGTCTGATACACTTGGTAAACCACTGTTGGCTATCGTGGACCCGCTGCCTGATACACTAGATCCTGACATGATACCGCTACTGTCTGGCGTGATCCCTCGTGTCACTACACAAATGATAAACTCGCTGGAATGGATGAATATGAATTTGAAAAAAACACATGCGGACCTGGACAAGGCGATGAAGGGGGGGAAGCCTGAATCATTTGTGGGTGGGGAATCATTGTTTGCGGACTCGTCGCCTTATGTCAGCGAAATGTTCGTGCAACCCATAGATGGGTTGACCTCATTGTACGCTAGCGAACAATTCGCCAGTGAACAATTCGAAGACCCTCCCGTCTGCCAACAGTTTCTCCAGTGCCAACAAGAACAGCAACAAGGGCAGCAGCAAAAGCAAAAGGAAGCCGCAGCCGTCTTTGACACATTCTTAGAAAATGGCCCGCTCCAGTCCGCTTTCCAAACCAATCAGGACCTCGTGGCCACATCGCTAAAGATTCAGTCACAGGCCCAGAGCGGTGCACTACTAAATCAACTCCAACTACCGAGTGAACCTGCCATCTCCTTCACCCTACCGAAAGGTAGTAACAACCTTAAAGACATGGAGAAGTCAGACTCTGCAAAATACAATGACTATAAAGCGAATTACAGTCAGTGGTTTTCATTGAAGCAGATGTTTGACCAAGTAAATGGCAACTTACGATAAAAGAACACTATCACCGTTTGATAGTGCGCGCTTTCTGCAATACGCGCGTTAGGTTCTTCTTTTTTGAGGTCAATCGCTTGACCTTGGAGCGAATCAGCGACGGCATGGTGGTTTGATGTCCATAACACTTAATTGAAACAAAAGGGAATGGAAAGTTATCCGATTGCTGTCTCGCCTGAATACTAAGATGAACCAGTTGATTGGCCAGACAGTCAATGGATTCAATATAGTTCTTTTTCATTAATCCAAAACAAAAATACAGTGTAATTAGTGTATCAATACTGGCAATCTTTAATACAGCATGGGGCTGTCTTTTAATAGGAATATTATAATAAGAATGACAGGCAGTCTGGTCCACAATAAAAACGACAGGCAATTTACGATACGTAATGACTTTCATCGAGGGCAATAAATCCACACCATGGGAGGAATAGGTACTAATGTGAAAGGCCCGCTTTTTATGCAGTACACGATGTGTTCTATCGTTCTCCTTTATATTATGAAATGCATTGGCCAGCTGAACGGCATCTTCCGAAGAATTGGAAGAAAAAAAGATAATAGGCTTGGTGCTGTGAAGTATCCAATCCACCGTGGTCTTGCGTGTTTTTAAACTGTTCTCGTAAAAAGGTACCAAATCGGCGCCTGCAAATACCCGCTTATGTTCAATGAGATAGGAGATGGCATAATTCACCTGATCGGTGGTCAATTGGTTTTGAAACACAGTCTGTGCATTAAATCCAGGACAAGATTTAATAGAAACAAACTCATTAAACAGCAGTAGTCGTTCATAGACTTTGCTCCAACGCGTCACTTCACCTCTAGGCCGACTGAGCTCTAGATACATCAGCATTCGCAAGGTGTTGGCATCCAGATAGGAAATTCCATCGATACGTGATTCACGTTTGGATAGAGTTTGATAGAGTGTGGCATCAATGGCAGTAATATCAGCAACGGGGACATAATCGACATAGATTTTGACAGTGCCTTCGTGCATGCCTTCGCGTACAGAGATTTCGACAAAGCCTGCTCGCTTTAACGCTCTGACAATCGTCTCAATGTCACTGTATTGTGCGGGGGTAAAGAAATCGTAGTCTGGAATAGAGTTCTCTGGATCATAGAATTTATATTTGGTGGGCAAGTACGCATTGATGGCCTGACCACCATAGCACAAGCGATGCTTCTTTTTCAAGAAATTCTCAACAATATCGATGGCATACAATGTTTCTTCGTTGTGGGCAGTGGCATAGTCTATTTTATGCTGTGCGTCTTCGGAAGCTTTTTTAATAATGTCAATCTGTTTTTTGAATTTATTTGTATTGAAATAGACAGAAGGAATCGTATTAATTTCTGATTCCATTCACTCTATCATATACTGCGATATTTTTTAGGGAAACAAACCTCATTGACTTAAAGTGTCTCATGGACGAAACAGTATGCGAATCCTAGAATTGCCCAAACTGTTTCGTCCAGGAACGTCTCACGTATATCCGCCGTTTAAAAATGGCAAGTATATGGAAGAATATTTTTATGAATATGCACTTACCCTAGCACAGACATCGTATACTGCGCATACTGCACATATTGTCTATCTTCCCGTGTTCTGGACCCATCTCCAAAATCATCCAGGATTTGCCAAGATGCGCTCCAACTATCAACTACTTCTCGATAAGGCCCTACAGCCATCCGATACCCGTTACTTCACAGTAGTGCAGCACGACGATGGTCCACAGCTCCGTCTGCCACCAGGCACTATTATCTATGGCGCCTGCACAGGCACCATTCCGTTGCCACTTATCTATGAAGACATAACCCATCGACTCTCGAGTCAGCCTCGTATACCAAAGGACCTCCTCGCTACATTTGTAGGCACTGCGACCACACATCCGTTGAGACAGGCGATGGTCCAAGCCCTCCAGGATAAGCCAGGCATCATCTGTCATAGCAAACAGGTCTGGTCACCCCGTGTAGAGGAAGATGCGGCAACCATCTTTATAGAGCTTACTACAAGAGCCAAGTTCTGTCTGGCACCACGAGGTTATGGACGGAGCTCATTCCGTTTCTTTGAGGCCATCCAACTTGATACCATTCCAGTGTATGTCTGGGATGATGTGGAATGGCTACCGTATCAAGACCGACTCAGGTACTCGGAATTTGCAGTCTCAATTTCTAAAAAAGATATCCCACGTCTCTATGACATCTTGCAAGGCATTTCCATAGAACAGTATGAGAGGATGCAGCAGGCCCTACAAAAAATAAAACACTGTTTTACGTTGGATTATATGTGTAGATATATAATAGATACACTGTCATAGGTATAGTGTAGCATAGGATAAATGATAGAGAACATAAGAAGACAGAGGAGGAGAAAGAGGATGGTTTGAATAGAGTTATGGAGGGTGGGAGACATAGTATGGTATACAGGTGATAGGGTTTAAGATGATAACAGACAGAGACAAGATTCTCCAGACAGGGGGTTTAAGGGGGAGGACTTGCGAAGCAAGTTTGTCCCCCTAAGCAACCCAGTAGATTTCCTCATAATGGTCCATCGTCTCCATTTTGGCCATCAGATACATACGATATCGTCTGCGAGTCATAAACTTCCAGACCATATCCGAAGAGTCTTTATAGGTGATAATGATATCGGGTGTGGCACGAAGATGATTCATGAGCACTTCAGGATTGGTATGGTTGAATTCAAGGGCCGCAATTGCATCCTTCTTCTTGAATAACATGATGAAATAGCTCTACCGTTTAGAATAGATAGTATCCTATCAATTTTATTAGTCGCGAATTAGTCCTGGCGGCCTTATAGCCCTGGCGGCCTTATAGCCCTGGTGCCCTCAATGCTCCTCCTTTGGCATCGGTAGACTGATTGGGCTGCCCAGGCGTTACTATGGGGGGACGAATGTACCGCAACGCCTCAGGTTTAGGAATAAAACTGTATGTTTTAAATCGTGACGCTTCAAACATATATTTACTGTTATCATCGAATAATACGACAGGTACACAATGAACACCATATGCGTCTGTAATTGCCGTATATGTAGCACTAGGCACAGTTACTGCGGGGTTACTGGACAGACATAAGGTCCATCGTAGTTTTGTCTGATTGATAAGATCATCCTTTCGGTCGGCAGGTATCACAGTATATGCTTCAGCCGTATCCAAAACACCATAGGCAGTACTCGTCTTGTTCTCTGTAATGCCGAGCGGTGTTTGTAAATAAGACAGGCGTAGATTGACAAGATAGTCCAAATCTTCCTCGGGCGAATAGGTATTTACCTCGCGAAATCCATTGGTATTTGCATTACTAAAAATGAGAACCTTTTCATTATAATCCGCAATATTATTAATAAGAAGACGACCCTCTTGTTTCTGCCGAGTAAATGTACCACCGTCCAATTCATTGGTAAGGAGACGGTTACTGAAAGGGGACAGTGCCTTGGCGACATTGGAAAAATAATCGAGGACTTGCTTCGATTTATAGGTACCAGGCGGTTTACGCAGAAAGTTAAGGACAATCACTACAGGGTCTGTATTATTTTGAGAAGAGGAAAAGGCGTAAAAATTAATTTTATCACATATGAATTTAATGCTCGAGTACTGTAACGAGTTGCACATGGGTGCGGCCGATGCATTGTTTATCATGAATCGCTGCTGTACATCGCGCACCACAATACGAGGATAGTACTGTATTTCATCTCCGCAGCATTTGTCAATGTAATCAATATCCAGTACAAAGACACGGCAGCCCGCGGTAACTGCATTTTGAACACCGATATCCGCATCAAAATAGCCATTCACCATAGGGCCCAGATATCCTGCAAAGCGACATCCGAGGCCATAGAAGTTTACAAAGCATTGCTGCTCTGGAGGAATGGCCGTCGTGGCCATATAGGTCGAAAGAGGGCGTCTGGCACTGCCATCACTACTGTATCGATCTGAGAGGTATTTTACTTGTGTGGTATAGGCTGCGTCTTGTTTATAGGCCACAGGATCCTCAAAGCCCTCGCGTCCCGTGAGTAAATGATAGAAGATGGTTGTAAAAAGTACAGCGACCACAATAACGAATACACCATAAAGGATATCCATTCTCTCTATTTCATAGAACTTTTATAGAGTGATTCATTCACATAGGTAACCGGATGTAAAGAATACAGACAGTAGTACAGTAAATGACCGATACCGCTCGGCGTAACTTAGAGGAGTTGTGTTGTTGTGATACAGTACCTGTGAAGAATTGCCCTCCTACCTGTTGTATACAGTTGGTATGCGATAGCTGTCATCGAGTAGTACGACTATGTAAGGATGGATGGAAAAAGACAGGAGAGACAAGTCTACTGTGTAGCGACTGTGTGTATTGTGAGACTCGACCTACCAAATAAAAATAGTTGCCTATTTTTATCTTTTATGCTTTTATGCTTTTATTTTTTATGGTGTATGATTCGATGATTGTTCACATTATCGTTGTTCAACATATTGCGCCGCCAAGGAGATGCGCTCGATGATGCTCATATTGTAGAAGGTGTAATTGTTCTTTTTGGAGTAGGTTTCGAGTTGATGCGCGGCCTTGTATTCCATGTGCTGCCCGTGGGCAAAGACCGATTGCGATAAGAAGCTATTGACGCTTTGATTTTTTAACGGCTTCATCTCCGCCCATTGAACATATTCTTGATAGATTTCTGGGGTGCAGATTAGGTTCATTTTCTCACAGCCCTCTTTCAATGCAGGATAGACGGGATGTGATTCCATGGTAGGTTCATAGATAGCTGCCTTTGTAGACAAATATTGTTTCCACTCACTCGCCCAGCTTTTTCCCTTTGAAATTGCAGTCGCCATGATGTAATTCATAGTGTGAGTGTTTGACTCATGTAAATCGTACTGTCATATCAATTTTTATATGATACACCTTTGGACATTTATTTAAATGCCCAAAGGCGTAAAAGAAAAAGGTTATTATAACCCTTTCTTTTTATCACTGTTTCTCACTGTTTGTCACTATTTCTTATTTTGTTTGTTTATCACACTGTTTTATCACGAATTATTCCAGGCTAAGAAGGAACGGAAGAAATACACCTTCTTCTTTGACAATAGAGGCGCCTGCCGCACTCGGGTGTCCATTAAAGATGGTCCCCTCGGTAAGATTGAGTGCACGCGACCGCGCGGAGTATACATACATGGTTTTCATCATAGGATTCGGACCCTTGGTATAGAATGTTTTTTTGCGATAGTTGATGAAGATGGAGACATTGGGGTGTGTCTCGAAGACAATGTGCGCCGCCTCTGTCGTATCAAACACCATATTGGTATTGTCGATGATGTATACCATGTTAGAGAGCCACGTTTGAGGCAATTTCCACCCCGTCACATACTCTTGTGTAAAGTGATGGATGCCACCCTTGGTCAGCATGGTATTCAGCTCTGCGTCTTTTTTATCAAGAATTTGTTTTCCCTGTGCCAGATACGTGTCAATCTTGGACAGGTCCGCCATGTCCGCCACAAATTGGTGGGTCAGCGCGAAGGCCTCCTCTATTTTTTTCTGCACAGGTTTGTGGCAGATGATGTTCAGTATTTCACGAATGCAACGGTCATCGTAGGTAACATTGTCCCAACGGTCAATGCGGTCAATCACCGTCAGCCAGTAGGGAATGGGACGGTCAGGGTAGAAGTGACGAAACGTCTGCATGGCAGCACAGCTTTCGACATGAATGGGACAGGCATTCACAGGCCAGTGCTCGACCGAGGAGGAATGATGGTCGATGCAGTTGACGGACAGGGCGCCCTTCTCCATCCAATGGGTGCGATGCACTTCTGCCACGCTCACATCCAGCAACAGGATATGCGTGCCTGCCATTTTGTTCGCGTGGGGCCACGTATTCATCTGACCAGGTGAAATGGGGAAGAGTTGAACAGGGTTGGCGCTACCAATGACCGAGTATGCAAAGTAAGCAGAGAACCATCCATCGATGCAGTTGCCGTGAAAGAGGATGGTGTGAGGATGCGACATGGATTCTGCTTGATTTGCCTTTTTATCAAACAAAAATACATTCAATTTTTATTATGGTATTTGATATCACTATGTGTGTACTCCTACATATTAGATTGCGCATATTCAGCTTCAATGGCGGCTACCCATTCTTCGGTGTCGTCATCGGAGATATACTCGGCTACGCCCTGGATAACAGGATCTGAATAGACTACTTGTTCATCTTGTACCAATTCAGGCATGACCATCAATTCAGGCATATCATCATCCTCCCCATCATGGGAATAGGCAGGAGATAGCTGTGAATTCATGTCCGTTGTGATGACTCTGGTCGCCACCTGACGAATCCAATCCGCCATTGAATAGCAGTGAATATGAAAGAGAGATACTTCCGTCTGGCTGGATTCAATTCGAATCGTTGCCCCTGCATGTAGTTCAAAGACCGAATAATCCCCATACTGAAGATTCTGCATCCCTTCATAGCAAATGCTTTGATTGTGTGGCGTACGAAAGACTTGTCCCATCACAGGTAGAATGTTAAAATGCGTGCTCATAAACTGATACAGATTGGTACGATGGAAGGCGTACAGTTGCTCCTTCACTTTTAAGAGAATATGAAAGGGAGAGGCAGCGAGAAAGTCGCGACAGGAGATGTCTTCGTGTTGCCATATATCAAAGGCAGTGATTCCTTGAAATGGACGCGGCGTACGAAATAATTCATAGCGACAATCTTTTTGTGTGAGGAATGGAGGCATGGATTGAACCAAATGCAGTTCAAACCCGCGATTAAAATATTTGTGAATACGAAAGACGTTTTGCAGGGTATCAGAGCAGTATTCTTCATAGGTAATAGGATTGCTAATAAACATCTGTTTCTCGCATGTGTAATTGGGATACATTGTTTCAAAGTGATTGCTCTCCGCTTCCCACCAGGTAACACAGCAGCTAAGGTCAAAATGTTCAGAGATATATTCAAGCAGGGCATCACTGTCGATGTGAATGACCTGGATGTTTTCACGCGCGTCATTTTCCAACCATACAATGTCCAGAATGTAAGGAGTTGCATAAAAGGCGCGGTCAGGTAACGACAGGAGAGGAATATGATACCCATGCTGCAGTAGAAAGCCAACCATATCATCTTTTCCTGACTCGCCTGTTCCTGACTCGCCTGTGCCCACGAAAATATCCATGTCGTTGGGTGTAAAGGAAAGGTCTATCTCTTCTTGCTTGAGATACAGTGCGAGTGCCGAGCTGCCTGCCACCAATGCACGCGTAGACAGTATCCGTTCGCGAAAAGGCTCAAACGGCAGACCATACGATGTTACGAATGCTTCCATGATTGCACCTGACCGTAAAAAATAGAGATAAATCTATCAATTTTTATAAGATTAATACAACATCATATGCTATTCATGTAGGACAGTCTAGGAGGAATCCGCGTAAAGCTTTATATGAATGGGTGCGAGGTGCTCGATGGGTTGTACAAGCAACTCCGCAGTATTGGACCCTTGCAGGTGATGTGACCAGTCCACGTGAGCGTGATGAATTGTCAACTGTAGTCTAGCAAAGATGTGCTGTAGAGTACCTGGATGTTGCAATGGGATGTTATAGAGTATGCCTTTGTATCTGCCAATGATAGAACGATGAGAGGTATGCCATAAAATATCAAAGTCATATTCTTGGTCATGTATGGTATAGCAACATTGTGCTGACAATTGAAGGTAGATTTCCTCAGAAGAGGGGGCTTTTTTAAATGAGCAAAAGATATCCATGGCGCAGTGGAGAAGGGGGGAGTCGTGTTGTCAATTTTCTAGCAAAAATGTTTTTTGCTTTTCTTCTTTTTTGATGTTTGATTTGATTTTGGTTTGTTTCCATTGTTTCATTTTTGTTTGTTTCATTTGATTTTACGCTAAAGTCGTCAGTGCGACGGAATAGGAGATATGGTCCATATCGAAGATGGCCTCCGTGTTTGTTTCGTTGTCGAAGGCTGACTCAACGTCCGAATAAAGGCATAGTCCCACAGGATAGGGGTGCATGCTTTGATGGTAAGGGCGTTTGCCCTCGGGACAGGGGTTAACGCCACTGTCCTGAGGCCATTGCTCTTCCTCTACTTGTTTTTCTTCCGTTGTCCGCTGGTTTACTGCGACGGCCGCGACGGCCTCGACGGCCTCGATGGCCTCTATCTCTTTCTGGAGTTCCATGATTTGCACATTGTAGTTCTCCATCCAGCAATTGTTCCAGGTGGTGGCAATATCGTGGTCATAGAAGATATTCAGTTGAACCAGTGGAACTTCATAGACAGGGATGTCCATGAGCACATCTCCATCAAGGGTATGGTTGTCGCACTGGACAATGCACTGTTGAAAGCCGATTCGCGCCAGCGTTTGCTTGAGGGTGGCATCGCTATTCACAGGAATGACATAGAGGGAATTTTTGTAAAGGATGCATGGTACGTTGTCCACATGATGCCAGACAAGGCTAATTGGCACTACCATGGTTTGAGTCACTCCCATGTAGTAAAACATTTGGCAAAGTTGATTTGTGACAGTCACTTGCTCCACCGAGATGGGAGTAAAGTGGTCTTCAAAGTACTTCTGCATGACATGTTCCATTTCGTATAACATGATGTATAAGCGTGGAATTGAGATTCGTAGGGCGATTGGTATTCACTTCTCGCTATCTTTTCTATGGCCTCCACGCGCTTCAATTTTTTTTGGCAGTATGGATGGATAGAATACACTAGGTATCACAAGTAAAAACAGTTTTTTCTGTTTTTACTTTTGTTACGTTTTTAGATTTTCAGAGTTGTTAGATTTGTTCTGTTTTTTATATGTAATTGTATTGTTAGTCAAAGTCTTCATGGGACTCGTCCTGTGCATCGTACTGCTCCTGCATATCATCGTAGTCGATGTCTAAACCATCAACTACTGAGTCATTGACTACTGAGCCATCGACTGCATTTGAACGCTCCAGTATAGGTGAGTGAACGGGCAACATGACATCGGGCAACAAGTCTTCTGCTACCGAGGGTGTAAAGGCCGCCACCATGTGAATTTGTTTGTTTTTCAACCAGTGCGACGAGTGATATCCTCGCACGGTGTAGACGGATTTAGGCTCTCCACGGAAATCCATGACAGCCGTTTCATCGATCAATTCGTAGATAGACAGTTCGCCATGAAGAAGCAGTATTAATCCCAGCTTCGAAATACTGTGATTCATGGGTGTCTGGAAGACATAGTCCTTGCGAGTAATCATGGCGTAGCGTCCACACATGTAGGTATACAGATGGTTGCGATTGAATCCATATGTCGCATCCTTTACCTTAAGGAGAATGTGGTGGGGAGATTGCTTGAGAAATACGATACAGTTCACGTCCTCGTAGCTCCAGACATCGAATGCCATTTTTCCATGCAGGCCCGAATCGGCAGGCAGACAACACGTAATATGCTTACGAGTGTCCCTGGTCCACGCCTGTTGCATGTACTGGGTGCGCAACTGTATTTCAAATCCACGCGCCGCGTACTTTGCCACTCGGTTCGTTTGTTTTGTGGACAGGAATCCAACCAGTCGGCATTCCTCCGTGTATTCATCCAAGAAGTACATCTTTTTCTGCAGCGTGGCATCTAGGTTAAATGTTTTGAACTCATTCTCCGCAGGAATCCACCAGGTAGCACAGATGCTCAAGTCAAAGTGGATGACGATGTATTCCTCGATGACGTGCGATGGTTCCAGGGTGATGAGTTGAATTTCTTTTTGATTATGATTCACATAGGACTCCACACGTCGAATGCAATTGTCCGCGTAGGGACATTCGACGTCCGCGTCATATTTATGGGAGTCTTCAAATCCGTGACTACGGAGATAGTGGCGAAAGAGCTGTGTTTTCTCCTCTCCTTGGAAGTACATGTCCATGTCCGTGGGAGTGAATTCAGCCTCTTGTCCGTTGGCCTGAAGGAACAGGGCGAGTGCAGCGCTGCCCGCCATCAAGGCGGCGGCTTCGGTTGCTTTTTGCTGAAAGTCGGCAAAGCAAAGATCATAGGATTCAATAAAGGACTCCATGGCGTTTGCTTACCGTTCCTATGAAGCATTCACACTTTCAATTTTTAATTGGCAAATAACCCTATTTAAAAATACCCGTTAGATACGAAGATATATTGAATTACGTTTTAGTTGGTTAGTGCCTTATCTCTCCTTATACTTGTACCTTATACCTGTGCATGATAATAATCCATATGAAACGGATATGGGGAATATTCCATAGAACAAATATACGTAACAATCATTCGATTCCAGCGCTTTTTCCCATAATACACCGTAAGATATTCCTGTATTATTTTAAAGTTTTTATAGGGGATAATTTCTTTATGAAGCAGATATCTGCACCCCACTGCCATGTCTAATTTGGACTCCATGGCGGCCCAGTCCATATCAACAAGAAAGTCACTACAGTGCTGTATCATTTCATGCGTAATGCTGTCTGACATAATATAGTCTGGAAGTGAATCCCATGAATAGGTCGTCGTACCTGCTGCATTCGTTATTGTAGTTACATCCGTTATCGCAGTCGGCGCATGGGAAGAGTGCCGAGCCAGAGGTGTGGGGATACGAATGGTAATAGCGGACATATAATCCTTATATCAATGTATACTTTTTGCAGATGACCGTGTCGCATTCAAATTTACAAAAAACCAACACGGGGGTTTTGTAAACCATGTTGGTTTTTTGTAAATTTGTAAATTTGTAAATTTGTATGTAGTTTGTATATTGCATTTGCGGATTTATTGTTCGATAGTGCGCGATGTGTGATTTTCTTGGTCTACTTGATTGCGGCAGTTGATGTAAAAGGAACCAACGAGTGGCAGAGAAGCAATCCAATCTTCAATGGACCGATAGACCAGTTGATGCGTTACATCGTGAATGTATTGGCGGCTGTGAAAGACAGCGGTACTATGTTTATCAGATACGTCAGACTCATAGTAGCGTAGGACGACACCTTTGGAAAAGGGCCAATCGAGCTTGGCTTGGTCTCTAGACGGGAGGCCAGGTAGGTCTTCGGGCCAGTCTTCGTAGTCGTCGTAGGAATCCACCAGTGCAGGTTTGGTGGGTGTATGATACACATCGCTCTGACATGCATCGCTCTGACATGCAGCACACATGCAGTGAACATCTTTTTCTTCAGGGATACTAATGGGGGGCGGAATGGACATGCAGGAAGAGAATGGGGAGGGTCTCTGCATGCTTCATCGATAGACATTCCTTTCAATTTTTTCTGGCATTGATACAGAATAAAAAGAGCGTTCGTTTGCTGCTTTTTATTTTCTAGTTTTTCTCTTCTTTTATATGTTGGATGGGGGTATGTATCTTTCTATTTCTTGGACGCAAACTTGACCTTGTCTGCGTAGGAAAGAGGTACCTCAGCCTTCGGTACCTGTTCTTCGTCGCAGGGGACGGTGCGTGGGCAGTGGACCATTTTCATGGGGGTGCGCTCATTGACCCAGAGGCCCTCTTGATTGAGCCAGACCATGGGCACCAGCTGGCTGAAGTAGGGGTGGATGTCCACAAAGAGGTGCTGTTGCTCCGTAAAAGGCAGGGTGTACCGATTGGCCCGCATATTCTTCTTGGGCAATTTCACAGTGATGCATATCGTGTAGTACTCTTCGTCTTCGATGACCGTGGCAGTCTTGAAGGTGGGGGTGATAGCCTTGTCGTAGATGGATATGGTAAAGAGTCGTGTGGGTTGACTCTGTCTTTATTGGACTCGCCTTTGTCGTTCAATTTTTTATAGGGTATTATGTATAAAAATAATCTACGTAGTCTACGTAAAAAAAATCAGAAAAGAAAAAAGCGCTCTGGCCTTTTCTTTTCTGATTTTCTGATTTTCTGATTTTCTTAGTTTCTTTGTGTAGATAATTTACTTCTTCGCATGATATGCGGTAGACGCACCGTACAGCGAGAACGGGCGCCACACACTGTAGTCGCCATCCCACATGTAGGAACGTCCATCGTTAGGAACGCGCGTCTGGATGTAGTTGTAATGCTTGTCAAACACTGGTTCCTCGATATCGGTGTTGAAGCGGTTTTCACGGGGGATGTAGACGCCGCACCAGGGGTAGCCCTTCACATTGCTTTCCTGCAACCACACATCATTATAGCAGTTGCGATAGTAGTTCTTTCCCTCATGGATCCACGGATACAACCGACCGTCCTTGGCCCAGGTCGAGGGGCTCTCGCGGATTTCGCGGATTGCCTTAATTTGGACACGCAGGCATTCTTCCTTCTCGACACGGACCTGGTCGACTGCATTGCGCGCATTCACGTAGATGATACCCTCATCGAGGGTGTCCTTCCAGTCTTCGTAGCAGTCATAGTGCACCTTAGTGTCCGTGTCATAGAAGCGACCGCTCTTGAGGACCACGATGGTGCTGTGCTCGGTGGAGTCCTCTGCGGGATAGTGGCGCAACACGGTGCGCGGCGCAAAGCAAGTGCTGTTAATATTCTGCGACATGTGTGTAAAACCTCGTTCTAAGTAGTTCAAGGTAGCTATCTGTTCAGCAAAATTTTTGTTCAATTTTTTTTTGAAATTGAGGGTGCTATGGGGGGGAGGGGGGTGCCCCCCTACGTACCCTATCCATTTCAAAAAAAAATTGAATCTACGTAAGGGGGGGGGGAGGCGGTCCTTGTACAGATACAGTCAATTTTTTTGTAGGTTTGACGGTTTCCCCCGTGCGTAAGGGGGGGGGGAGGGGGGCGGGCGCCCCTACGCCTAGGAGCAAACTGTCAAATCCAGAAAAAATTGAAACAAAAAATCTGAAAGGGTAGAGGTGCCTCTGACGATAACAAGAAAGAGGCTTTACACATGTCTGTCCCTATTCGCCAATCCCCACGTCTTGCCGAGAAGGCTGCCGCTGCCGCCTTAATTGCCGAACGCGAAGCCTTTAAGGCGGCAATGGTTGCCCGTATCCGTGAACACACACACGGTCATGCGCAACGCCCGTGCCTTTGCCGACACGCAATACAGCAAGGACATTGCTGATGCCCGTGCGACACTGTCACAGGCATACGAATGCGCCATGCTATTGCCCAAGCGTCAACGCAAGACGATCCGTCGACCTGCCGTTGCCGAGTATAAGGAGGCCTGTGCCGCTGCTGCAGTTGTCTTGAATGCGACCATGGCATCTGCGCGTGCCCTTACTGTCACCTATGCGAATACGTTAGTGGACACTCATAAGATGTAATGGTTACAGGCTCCGCAACACAATGAATCCATCATACCCTACGAAGAAAAATAAAAAAGACAACAAAACGTCTTTTTTATTTTTCTTCGTAGGATAAGGAGGATATTTTTTATTCAGCCCAGTGTGCAAAAAAATTGAAGGCGAAATTATGCCAAGGAAAGGATAGGAGAAAACCACAGCGTTAGTATCCCCTTACAAGAATGGCGACTCCTTCCCCGATTATGATTCCCATCGATGCACCCATGATTCGCCAGGCGCCTGGTGCCCCCATCAAAGCGTCCAATCCCATGTCTTACACGTATGATGATGCTCACTACGAGGTTCCTCCCATGGCTCTCAGCTATGGAGCGCCCTGCATGGTAGAGGCGTCCTTCCCTAAAGGGACGATGGTGCGCTGGTACAAGACGGAGCAGACGTACGACCATATCACCGCGGTAGTACTGGAGACGGATGGCCGAATCAAGGACGTGACGCGTAATGTCATCTTCGACACGGTGAAGGAATGGATGGACAACCTGAATGGCGGCTGCTTCTATATCAATGGTCGCAACAGCATGGATGAGTCCATGCAGAAGAAGAAAACAGAGAAGGCGAATGTGTTGCGCGCAGCGCTCAAGGAAGAGCGCATATCATTCATGCTGCGAAAGAAGCTGGCGGCCTTGGATGAGAAAGCGCACGCTTCTGCTGCGGCTCGAGCGCAGAAACACATGGAACTGATGGTCCGTCGAAAGAATGCGGCTGCCATCAAAATTGCGGAAACCACCGTGCGTGCTCAACAGGCGCTGGATCGAAAGGCGCAAGAGCTGAAGAAGAAAGCGCACGCAATGTTGGCCAGTAAGACAGCGCGCATATCAGAGAAAATGGAAAAAATGTTGCAAGACAGCATGCACTGGAATAGGAACGTAGAACGGTACTATTCGATACAGCTTGAGAAGAAGAAAGCGAAAATAGTGGCGGAGGCCAAAGCGGCATTTGCGCAATAGAGGCTAGAAAATTATGTGTAAAAAGGAAAAAAGGAAAGAAGAAAGAAGAAAGAAGAAAGAAGAAA